ATCCAACCCTTCTGTAGACTATGTGGTTGGATTAAAAATAGAAACTGAAATGACACGTTCTGAATTAGAGAATACATTGGAGCCAGACTATAAGATCCTCAAGTTAAAGGAAGTCTAATGCCAATAACTCGGGCAAATGAAGATAAAATAGACGGCGCCATCGGTTCATTAAACCTTATTCGTATTACATATTCTAAAAAGAAAACCCCCCAAAGAACCATTACTGAAAGAGTAGTGAGGATTGTTGAGCCTTATGAGGTTAAGGACGGGTATCTGTTTGCCTGGGACACTACAAAAGATAAGACAACAAAGACATTTATATTAGATAACATAAATAATGTTTTAGTATTGAGCAGCAAGTTTAAGGATCGGTATCCTGACGCTGGCAGAGCTTTCCCTACTGTCACTACTACGCCACCACCAGACGCCCGGAGAATGCGCCCGACTGTAAATACTACGGCATTTGTATAAGAAAGGTTTTAAATGAAATTAAAAGATATTGGTGTGGCGATTTTGAGCCGTGGCAGAAGAGACAAGCTTGAAAAAAGCTTGAAGTCCTACGAGGAATGCGGGTTGACGAATCTTGTCGGTGACAACTTCGTCTTCTTTAATGAGATATCCAATGATGATATCAGTTTGATAGAGAATGACTATAAGAAATACGAATGGGGTGGACATCCTGTAAATTGTGGCATTGGTTGGGGTATGACGAAAACGATAGCCGAATGTGATGCAAAATATGTTTTGTTTCTGGAGAATGATTTCTTCTTATCAGCAGATAAGGGCACTATTTATAGGGAGTTAGAGTTAGGTTTACGCAATTTAGAAAAAGGCAATATAGATATCATAAAATATCGCCAAGTAAGTGACTATATAAACACTTCCAATGAGGCTATGAATTGGGTAGGGAAATCAAATTTAACAGGGCATCAAAATGGAAGTGTTGGACGAGAGGGTTGCGCAGAGAAGAATTGGTGGATAGGTTTCGCGGTAGAAGAAAAGTTCGGGTATGATAACCCAGACATCTGTGAGAAGTTAGACGAAGAAGATGAAACTGTTTTATGGCGTATGTCGTGTAAATATGCAAATTGGAGTAACAATCCGTTCCTCTGTAGCAAGAATTGGTTTTTAGAATTAGCAGCTAAAGTAGGTTTTAAAGAAATGGGCGCGCCATCAAACTCTCGAAACCCCGACTTTGAAGAGCAGATCGAGGCTAATGGCTGGTGGCAAAAACAAGATTATAGAATGGGTATATTGCCTGGATTGTTTAGGCATCAACCATGAGAAGAAGCTAAATGGATAAAGAACAAGCAGAAGAATATGTAAGATGTAGAAAAGATCCCATTTACTTCATTAAGAAGTATGGTAAAATCCGCCATCCTACCAAGGGACTTCTGACTTTTGAACTTTGGGATTTCCAAGAGGAAACACTGCAAAGTTTTCTTGATAGGTCTTACAATATTATATTGAAAGCACGCCAATTAGGTATATCTACTTTATGTGCAGCTTATGCTGGCTGGATGGCTAACTTCTTTAAGAACAAGGAAATTTTTATTCTTGCTACTAAAAGAGATACGGCTACTAACTTGGTAGATAAGATAAGGGTATTTTTAGAAGAAGTGCCGCCATGGTTAAAATCTGATATAACTATTGATAATCGACAGAGTATGGAGTTAGCAAATGGCTCAAAGATTAAAGCCGGCGCTACTGGAACTAATGCACAAGATGCAGCTCGTTCAGAAGCTTTGAGTTTATTGATTATTGATGAGGCAGCCTTTATTAAGGCAATGGATGGTATTTGGACTGCCGCTCAACCTACATTGGCTACAGGTGGTGATTGTGTAGTGTTGTCTTCACCCAATGGTATTGGTAATTGGTTTCACAAAAGTTATATTGAAGCCCAAGCCGGTGTTAGTGAGAGAGTAGGTAATAAGAATATTTCTTTCCACCCCATTCACTTGCCATGGCATTTTCATCCGGATAGAGATGAAGAGTGGGGAAGAAATGAAAAAAAGAAAATAGGTGATCAAGCTTTTGCACAAGAACACGATTGTGACTTTCTCCAGTCGGGTAATAATGTAGTTAGTTTAAAAGCTTTAAGTTGGTATGAAGAGCATCCAAATGAAGAAGAAGAAGCCGATAATGGTTTCCGACCTTTTATGAGAGATCCAGAAGAAAAAACTTGGTTAGATAAAAACCTTTGGATATGGAAGTATCCTGACTATTCAAAGCAATATATAATTTCTGCAGATGTTGCAAGAGGCGATGGTGATGACTTTTCTGCGTTTCATGTTATTGATGTAGAGGCATACGAACAGGTAGCGGAATATAAAGGTAAGGTTAATACGGATGTGTATGCGCACCTGGTTCATAATACCGCCGTTCAATATAATAATGCTTATGTTATTGTTGAAAATGCTTCTATGGGTCATCATGTAGTAATGAAGTTGATAGAGATGGAATACAAGAATATGTATTGGACTATAAAAGATTTAACTAGAATACACGAAGGCAATTCTAATCAGTTACATTACGACCCATACAATGTGCCCAAGAATGCAGTGCCCGGCTTTACTATGAGTATGAAAAGCAGACCGGCCTGTGTGGCTCGTATGGAAGAAGATTTAAGAACGCACGATTTTATTTTACATTCAAAAAGAACACAGAATGAATTAGAAACTTTTGTATTTCATAATGGCAAGCCCGAAGCTATGTCTAGTTATAATGATGACCTTGTAATGTCGTTAGCAATTGGTATGTATGTAAGAGCGACTACTCTCAAATTTAATAGTCAAGACGAAGATATGACTAAACAATTATTAAATGGCCTCAACTTTTCTTCTACACCTTATGAGTTTGGTATTTATAAGACAGATAAGGAAAAGCAAGAGGAGCATTTTACCTTCGATGTGGGCTCTGGCCAACGCGAAGATTTACGATGGATGATGAAATAGATGGCTGATTTGAGCGATGGTTGGAGCAAGTATGAAAAAATGGTAATAGAAAAACTTGATGATCATGATACTAAGTTTAGTCATATTGAAGATAAGCTTACACAAATCCAAGTAGATATTGCTACATTGAAAGTAAAAGCTGGAGTATGGGGTGGTATTGGCGGAATGATTCCCGCGATTATCGCAATAGTTTTGTTTTATGCCTCAAAATCTTAATAAAGGAATAAGAAATGGCAGATAGGTTTGATATACTAAAGAAACTACTCAAGGGTGGCTCGGCGAATTATAAGGTTCCTACGGAACGCCCGGGAATACGGGCGCAGAAGCAAGCCTTTGATACTTTCCAAAGAGCATCCTCTGCACTCTATCAACAGTCTTTGGTTGGTGGTGTTGAAAGACTAGAGAGAGTCAAAGATTACGAAGAGATGGATCACTATCCGGAGATTACAAGAGCCTTGGATATATATGCTGATGATTCCATGACTTATGCAGAAGATGGTAAGATTTTACAAATAGTTTCTGATGACGATAAGATTGTGCATGAGCTAGAAGAGTTACTTTATCAGCGTTTAGACTTAGACTTTCACCTTTGGACATGGATTCGCAATATGTGTAAGTATGGCGATATGTTTAATCTATTAGATATTGTAGATAAAGAAGGTGTGTTAGGCGCTATAGCAATGCCAGTTGGTGAGATTGAAAGAGAAGAAGGATACAATAACGATCCTAATAGCTTAAGGTTTAAGTGGACTGCTCAAGGTAATACAGTGTTTGAAAACTATCAAGTTTCTCACTTGCGTATTTTAGGTGATGATAGATTTTTACCTTATGGTAGGTCGATGTTAGATTCTTCTCGTAAGGTTTGGAAGCAGTTGCTGATGGCAGAAGATGCGATGTTGATTTATCGTATCAGTAGAGCGCCTGAGCGCAGAGTGTTTTATGTGGATGTTGGTAACATCCCACCTAGAGATGTAGACTCTTACATGCAGAATGCAAGGGATAAATTAAAGAGAATCGCAGTTACACAAGAATCTAATGGTAATGTTGATTTAAGATATAATCCTGAATCTATTCTGGAAGACTTCTTTATTCCGGTTCGTGGTGATAGAGGAAGCAGAATTGAAACATTGCCAGGGGGTGAGAATGCCGCTGCAATTGAAGATATCGAATATTTACAGAATAAACTATTTATTTCTCTTGGTGTTCCAAAGTCTTATCTTACAGCTGAAGAAGATCTTTCAGGTAAGTCTACGTTGGCTCAAGAAGACATTAAGTTTGCCAGAACCATCCAAAGAATCCAAAAGATCGTTGTTAGTGAGTTGGCGAAGATATCACTTGTCCACCTTTATTTGCGTGGGTATGATGAGTCTTCCATTTATAACTTTGATCTGAGGTTGACTAATCCATCTACGGTTACTGAAATGATGCACCTTGAGTTAATGGGCAATCGTTTCAGCACTGCAAGTGATATGGCAGATTCGCCATTGTTGTCTTTGGACTACATACAAAAAGAAATACTTAAACTTTCATCTTCTGAGATTGTAGATATTAATATTCAAATTGAAAAGGAAGCACAAAACGCTCATATTATTGAACAACTTAAGATGGGTGAGCAACCCGATATGGGTGGCGGTGCTCCAATGGATGACGCAGAGACAGAAACCGAGACAGAAACTGAAACTGAAACAGATGATGACTCGGCTGAAGAAAATACTACGAGACAATATACGAAAGATGCAATGCCTTACGACCCTCTTGGAACAAGAGAATTGCCTGGGTATCCTAAAAATTATGCGTTTAATGAAGATGATGATGAAGAGAAGTTAGAGGATAAACTTGACGATCCCGAAAATGAAGAGATGAAACACACTCTTGATTTTATTCGCAAAAAGGCAAAAAATCGTAGAAGCAAGAAAGATATGTTTGATCGCACCATTTCTGATATTATGAAGTATGACCATGTAATGAAGGATATGGTGGGTAATCTTATAAAAGATCAAGCGGAAAATAAGTTAGAAGAATCAACTTTATCGCTAATGAAGGCACAGAAGGATAATTTTAATTAAGTAGTTATATATTTATTTTAGGGTATAATACCAAATATTGGGGTTAAGGATGAAACATAGTAAACAGAGGAATGTTGGCATTCTTTTTGAAATCTTGAATCATGCCGTATTAAATGAGATTTCAAAGGGGCATAATAAAACTGCTACGGGAATTTTTGCTGTTATAAAGAAATATTTTATGACAGAAACACAAATTTCAAAAGCTTATCAGATATATTCACAACTATTGTATAGTGAGGCTCGTAACCCTTATTATGCTACTCGCTTTTATAGCAATTTGGTCAAGGAATATAATCAAACGGTTAATGATCAAAAATTGTATAGCGAAAACACCGAGTTGCTAGAAGAAATAAGTAAGGTGTGTAATCGCAAGCAGATAATGAAAGTGAATGTTCCTAACTATAAACTTTATGCAAGTTTTAATATTTTGATTAATGAAGGTAACATTAGTCAAGGTGGACAGTATCTTACAAGCCGTGATAGATCTACT